CGATTGTTTAATGAATATTCAACCTTACAAAACGAAGAAACCGAACTTGTTAAAACACTTAATGAAAAATATGGCGATGGTGTGTTGGATTTAGATTCTGGTAAATTTATTCCATCCCAACCATAGTTTAGATTTTTTAATTTATATTTATACTAAGACTTAATTCTATAATTTTCTGGAGATAATAGTGGCTAATGAAAGAATTGTAAGTCCTGGAGTATTTACCAATGAAATGGATTTATCATTCCTTCCACAAGGAATTGGTAACATTGGTGCTGCTTTAATTGGACCCACGCTGAAGGGACCGGCTTTCGTCCCAACCGTAGTAAACGGATATAGTGATTTTGTTACCAAATTCGGTGGTACATACGAACAATCATACTTACCATATACTGCTAAAAATTACTTGAACAACGCAGGTAGTGCAACAATAGTTCGTGTACTTGGTTCAGGTGGATATTCATTAAAACATCCTATTGCTATAGTTGCAACTGGTTCTTGGGGTAAGAGTCTTATTTCTGTTTTACACCCAACTTTTGTTGTTACTAATACCGATGCAACTTCTTTGTTTGCAACTTCAACTGTTGCTTCCAATAGTAGTGGTAGCTTTGTTTTAACTGTATCTGGTGGATTTACAACTGATACTTCTACATATACAAATGCTATTTCTGAAAACGGAACAGCATTCAGTGCTTCTATTAATCCAGAATCAACAGCATTCATAGGTGATTTATATGGATATAACCCATACGGCACTCATGCAGTTTACAATTATGTTAATTTTAAGTTCAAAGCATCTGCTTCTTTGGCATCTGACGCATCAACAACTATTTTGATTGAAACTGGTTCCGCTGGTTCTCCATGGGATTTCACAACTGATTACCTTGAAGCCGCAACACCATGGATAACATCACAAAAAGTTGGTATTAATAAACAAGATTTATTCAAATTCCATACTTTATCACACGGTGTTCATTCTAACTATGAAGTAAAAGTTGGTATTGCAAATGTTCGTCCTGCTGGTACAATCGCTGGTTCTGAATATGGTGATTTTGATGTTGTTGTTAGATTTGTTGATCAATCTAAACTTCCACAAACACCATTTACATACGAAGACGAAGATTTGCGTCCAAATGTAATAGAATCATTCAAATGTAATCTTGATCCTAATTCACCTAAGTTTATTTCTCGTGTAATTGGTGATAGATATATTACTATTACCGATGAAGGTAAAGTAGTTGTAAACGGTGATTATTCAAATAAATCAAAATATATTCGTGTTGAAGTAACAGAAGCCGTAACAAACGGTGGTGTTTCTCCAAACTTAGTTCCTTTTGGTTTCCGTGCTCTTGTTTCACCAATACCTTCTGCATTCACACAACCTGCTGCTGCTACATTTGTAACAGACCAAACTTCCGGCGGTGCTTATAACAGACGAGTATATTGGGGATTCACTTATGACTTTACAAATACAGATAACTTCAACTATTTACGTTCATTACCAATATCAGCAAACCAAACAACAGGTTCAAATATAGATTTCTATTTGGGTGATTATCAACAAAATCCTGGTGCAAGTTTCCCATCAAGTGCAACTGCATACAGTTCTTCAATTGATTTATCAACAAATACTGCTTTAGATTCTCGTAAGTTCATGGTGCCGTTCCAAGGTGGATTTGATGGTCATAAACCAAATCTCCAAAAGAAATTAGGTGCATATATCGAAGCCGGTAATACACAAGGATTTGATATTTCATCTACAACTGCTGACGGATATGTTTCTTACAAGAAGGCACTTGACACAATTTCAAATGCAGATGAATTCGATATTAATATGATTGCAACTCCGGGTGTTCTTCACTCTTTACACTCATCAATAACAACTTATGCTAAAGATGTTTGTGAAAATCGTGGTGATGCTTTCTATGTAATGGATTCAAACGCTATCGCTGATAACATTGCAACTGCTGTTGCAACAACAGAAGGATTTGACAGTAACTATGCTGCTACTTATTATCCTTGGGTTAAAATTCTTGATTTCGATAGAAACAAACCTGTGTGGGTTCCACCATCTGTTGTTCTTCCTGGTGTTATTGCATTCAATGACCGTGTATCTGCTGAATGGTTCGCTCCTGCTGGTTTGAATCGTGGTGGTCTCACAGAAGTTGTTGAAGTTAAGTCAAGATTGACACACGCTGAAAGAGATACATTGTATGAGGCAAGAATTAACCCAATCGCAGTATTCCCATCAACTGGAGTATGTGTATGGGGTCAGAAGACACTTCAAGGTCGTCCATCTGCTCTTGACCGTATCAATGTTCGTAGATTGTTGATTGCTGCTAAGAAGTTTATTGCTTCTTCTACAAGATACCTTGTGTTTGAACAAAACACATCACAAACAAGAAGTCGCTTCTTGAATATCGTGACACCATATCTTGAGTCAATCCAACAACGACAAGGTCTTTACGCTTTCCGTGTTATCATGGATGAGAGTAACAATACACCAGAAATTATCGATAGAAACATAATGTATGGTCAATTGTTCTTACAACCTGCAAAGACTGCTGAATTCATTATTTTGGATTTCAACATTCAATCAACAGGTGCTGCTTTTCCAGGTGCTTAATTGAAATAAAAGGGGGGGATGAAATACTCTCCCCATATTTTTTAAAAGTTGTATATTTATTTAAAAAGATATTTTTAATTTGGAGATATAAATGGC